CTTGGTATCGGAAGTTATTCTGACCCTTAATAAACACTGCACCGTTGATAGACCCAGTGTTAGTCATAATCTCTTTCATCTTATCGTCAAGAGCTTTACGACATAACGCAGGGGACGGTTGCATGTGTGCAATCTGATACAGAATACTATCTGCATCAATGATTGCCACATCGAATTGATCATCTGATTCAATCATTTTTACCTACCCAATCCGTAAATTTTCTACCTGCATATTCAGATAATTCAATACCAAATTTAAAGTAGTCTTTCACTTCTTTGTAAACAAAACCTAGTAGAACAATAGGTGATGAAATGATTAACACAATTAATACCGCAAAACGTTTAATGTACTTCTGCATATGTCTTTCCTGTATGAGCATCACCACCCATGCACTCGATACCAAACCACTTAGGTGCTTCGGTAAATGCTTCGATGGATAATTCAGCTACCTCTTCTGCATACTCATCTTTAGTTACAACAGCAACTTCATCATGATAGTGTAAAACAAAGTAGTGTGGGATGTTACGTTCTTTTAGTTTGTCTCTGAGATACACCGCTGCAGCTTTGCAGCTGACACCTTCAGCAGTCTGTAATAGGTAATTAAGTACTTGATGCTGAGAGCTTACAAATACCATACGACCATCAATACCTCTGATAAAGGCTTTATCTTTACCGAAGATATTAGATGTCTTATCAAATAGATTTGACAGATTATCTTTAAGATCTTTTAATCCGGGTATTGAGTTCTCAAACTTTTCTTTAGCAACTTTACCCGTCTTTGCATCCGTCTTGCCCGTAAGAATGAGACCAAGCTTACCATCACCACCCCCAAAAAGAAAAGCATAAAGAAAAGGCTTAGCAAGTTTGCGGCTAGTACCAAGAGCGTCTGCATTTCGTTGATGGACATCTCCATTGATTACCTCATTAGTAAAATCATCGTTGCGTATATAATGACAAAGACCACGCATCTGATTTCCAGCTGAGTCAGCACCGACAATGGTAGTTCCGGGTTCGGATATAAGTAGTCCACGCATTTCTTTCCCATAAACAGAGTCAACACTAGGGAGATTAGCAACAACTTCATGTCTACACCTAAAGGTAGGAGTACCAATAGTCCACATGCGACCATGTAAACGATTGTCCTTGCTGTTACGTACTTCATTAATCCATCCTTCAAGAATGCCTTTACGACTTCTAATGGTGTAGTAGTCAGATACCAGCATAGCATCTGCCCCAAGCTTTTGAAGCGAAGACTCAGTGATCTTAGGAGATTTGTTAACAAATTTACCATTTATTTTTTCCACATTCCATTCATCAGGTACCCATCCAATAGAATACAACCAGTCTTTTACGACTTCGATTGATCCGACTTTTCCTTGTTCAAAGGAGATTCTGCAGTACGGTCCTTCAATAGGTCTCGTAGTTCTTCCTGACTCTTGTGGTAAATCAAAGTGTTTAACTGTGGCGACCGTATAGCACCCATCTTTACGCCAAGCGGGTTCTTTGAATTCGTCTTTTCCATCTATTTTAATACACCTCATTCCAATTTTAGGTTCGAGTACCCTCTCAATAGCATCTAACTTGTTATTGATTTCGGTTAGAAGTGTCTGAGCTTTAGCCATATCAAACATCCATCCCTTACTGCGGATATCAGCTTCAATCTTAGCAAATTCAGTCTCAACCTCGATACCCTTTTTGTACAGAGGATACTTACGAATTAAGTTAGTGGCTTCTTCAGTTAATATTTTGTATACCTTTACGTTCAGTTGAACATCTCGGATACAGTATGTAAGCATTTCTTTACTGTAGTTATCGAACTCAGTGAAGTCTAGCTTAGGATAGTTTAACTTGGCACCCCATCCCTCAAGACCATGTTTATGCTCACGCTTATACTGGTTTAGTTGGGATAGAATCCATGTGTCAATCACCTTAACGGTGTCTGGTAGTTTGAATCCAAGGATATAGTTTAGTACTACCAAGTCATAACCAATAATGTTATGACCGAAGACTATATCAGCTTTAGATATGAAGTCAAGACCTTCAGACAAGCTTGGTAGCTCATCGTCATAGTCTGAGAATGAGTAGACATTCCCGTTGTCTGAATCAACAGCAACAAGACACCAGATTTTATTTACATCTGGAATGAAACCATTGGTTTCAATATCTACACATAGCCTTAGTTTACTCATACAAGTTTATCTCCGTAAAAGCATGTGTATGGGGCTTCGAGCATACGAGCCTCCATCTCAGAAGGATCAAAGAAATATTGCTCTCTTAAATCTTTTTTATCGTAGTCTAGCTTGTTGAATTTAGGTATCTTACGGTTACATAAGTACTGGCATGCATGCACTATTTCATGGCAAAGAATATTAATAAACTTATCCATGACATAGTGGCTTGTACCCCAATCGTTTAAGAGTGGGTCTCTCAGCTGAATAAGAATTCTTTTATCAGCTTCATTGTAGATAGTTAATCCCTGCTCGATATTACTTTCTTCGTATTCAATCAAGCAGATATGAACCACAAACTTTTTATCCGTAATAGGTACCTTGAAACGCTTACTGTAATCGTTAAGACAATCAAAGAATAATTGTCTTACTTCATTTTCAGAGTCAGGTAAACAAGCAACTGTCACACGGATATTCTTAGGTCTGTCATAGCTCTTCTTTTTCTTTTGCATCTAATACCTTTACGTTAGGTGATCCAAGATCTTGAAGCTCTTTAGCCATCTCCATGACCATCTCAAGGAAGTTATCGATCTGCTCGTTAAGTCCTTGAATGACTGTATGGAGATGCCAGTTGTATGCACCTAAACCAAGCACAGTTATTACTAAGATTAGAGTTGTTTCATTCATTGTTGTATAGTCCTGTGTTAATCAGCAACATTGGGTCAATGAATGCTTCATGCAGTTGTGTGTTGTTGATTATAACTCCTTGTTTCTTAAGGAATTCTATTCCTTTAGAGCATTTATAAGGGTCTCTAAAAACCACTCGATGAATCCCAACAGCGTATATAAGCTTAGCGCAATCAATACAAGGGGAAAGAGTGCTATATAGAGTAGCACCAACAGTAGATTGATTAGAACGTGTAACTTTGGAGATAGCTTGGGCTTCTGCATGGAGTACCTCATGTACTTGGGTATCATTGTCTGTACCTCTTGGTGTACCGTTGTATGAGAATGAAATGATGTTATCATTTTTAACAACAATAGCACCTACCTTACGATCTTCTGCATAAGACTGCTGAGATATTAAGTCAGCAATCCTCATATAGAATAGATCCCAGTCACTTTGCGATTTCAAGTTCAATCTCCTTATCGTAGTCATGCTCGAGTTCAGCTATGCTATCCAGAATATAGTCAAGCTTATACTCAAGTTCATCTGTAAGTGGAACAAAGAAGTCAATAGTAACTCGTACTACACCCTCTTGAGACGTATCAATTAACATAATAGGCTTTCCATTTTAACCATGTGTTAGCTTTCTGATTGTAAGCCGCCATAATGTTGTCTTCATTCAAACCAAGATCGTCGATCAAGTGATTAAGACAGAACATTAATTGACCCATTTCTTCCTCAAGTTTATCTCGATTACTTTCTTTACCATCAGCTGGATAAACAGTATCAAGACCAAACCTAAGTATCTTCATAATGTTTTGAGAGACCTCATTACATTCTTCAGCTGTTGTATACATTGTATACGCTTTATCTCTGTTCATTGATTTCCTCTGCTTGTACTACATAAAACATTTCACCGTTATAGTGATCTAAGAAGTCTTCTCTGACAAACTCATGGATGACAGTATCAATGTCAGCCATAGTTTCATCATGATTGATTTCGAAACAGCAAGTTACAACGTATCTTTTCATAGGTTCTCCGTGTGTATCTATAAGGTACCGTCTGCGGTTAGCTTGATTTTATTCAAGTTTATCCGTGCTATAGTACTCGTATACTCTTTTGACTGAGTCTCGGAGTATATGTACTTGCACTAAGTTCTCATGTGAGTCAACACTAAACAAGTATTTGTAGCTACGCTCATTGCTTAAATGTTTATACATTTTAAGCAAGCTGGCACATACAATAGCGTCTTCAGTATCGTCATCAATTTCGATCATTACCATTGCTCTGCCTCCAGTGGATCAATATAACCAAACCTGACTAGTGTATCCTTAACTTCAAAAGGTAATTCATATACACCATCGTAGTCAATTAAGAACATACCACGATCAAACCAGAGACCTCCACCTGACTCGTCACCAAGTTCATTGTGTTCAAACCAACCATAGTTAGTGCTAGGGCTTAGTTGAATCTCATAGTTTTGACCACCAAGCTTGATAGTGAAATCATGTTTAACAGCATTTGATTTAGCCATCAGTTTTCCTTATTAAGATTGTTTGAAAGATTGTAGTACAGAGGACTCATACGGGTTTTTAACTGTAGAAGCATAATAGTTTCAAGCTCAAGCATTTCTTGATCAGTACCATAAGCTAAGATAGTTCGTATAAACCTTGATGGACACTCGTTATACTCAGTCATAAAGCTTTCAGATGAGCATACATAACCGTCATCAGGTTTACCACGATGTTTACCGATGTACTTCTTATCGGTATCTTTATTAACCCACATGTACAGAAAGGATTCACCCTCTTGTTTGTAAGCCTCACTATCGTCTGCTAAATAGACAGTCTCTTGTGGAGTACCATCAATGTGATTTTGCCATATTTCTTTAACGTAGGCTACCATAGGATCACCCTTAGGGGCTTTCCAGAAGACTACAAAGGATGGCTGTCCTTCGTTGGCGCATAAGTATTCATAGACCCATTTGTTGTGGAGACCATTATACTCTTTACCTTCAATGGATACTTTAACCATTGCCTTGCCAGTACTGGAAGTATAAGTATCTACTTCATCTACAGTGCATTCATAGATGTCGAAGAACTTATGACTTCCAGCGACAAAACGTTTGACCGTCTTTATGTGGTTCATTTACAGAACTTTACCTTCAGTTTTAAACTTGATGAGTGCTTCAAGATACCACAGAGCTTTCTTTAACTCTTGCACTTCTTGGTCTTTGTTACCACATCGCATAAGGTACTTATACACTTGACCGAATAAGTGAGCTTCAACACCTGACTTACCCGCAAGCATGTCAACCATGAGTTCCATGTATTGTTTACCTGCGGCTACGTTCTTGTAGTGCTTAGGGTTAATATGATCTTTGTTTTCATACATATCAATTTCCTTGTTGTATTCTTGACCGAACACTTCAGACCATCCTTTTTGGATTTCTTCACGTTCTTTTTCAAGAAACTTTTTAGACTGGATATCAAAGAAGTCTTCGTTATCCCATGACGCTAAGATTTCTTTAGCACGTTGATCGCTTATTACTGTACTCATTAGTATACATCTCCGTTTAGGTTGATTTTGATATCTTCATAAGGGGCAGCAACCCTACGATAGAACTCTAGTTTAGCTCCTTCAAGAGCACCAACGATGTCGTTGATGGATTGATAACAAGGCATTGCATTGTAGTAGTCACGAATGAATGTAGTAATCATGAAGTTTAATTCACCTGCAGTACGTGGTTCATACTGCAACATGTGGTTTGATTGACGGTCTTCTTGAGTGATGTATGGCATATTTATTTGTAATTGTTAAAACGGCTTTGGTTATCTTTACGGTTTAGTATTGGTTCTACAATACCGTACAGCATGGCTAACACAGTTATAATACCCCAGATCGTTGCTATTACAATCATAAGTACTCCGAGAGAATTGTATCACAGGCTTTATCTACAGTTGAACGCCATTCAGTGACAAGGGATTCAAAGAATGGATGGATTGTTGAGTCACTAGCTTTGAATGCTACAACAGGGATTTTTAATATATAAGCAGCATAGAAGACTTCCATAGCAGTACCGTGTTTAGGTACTAATGGATTATCTAGGTTAGCTAAGATTAAGTCAGACTCACGGATATCACGAAGATCTAACTCAAAGATACGCTTCATGTATTTCTTTTCGAATGCATGAAGACGTCTGCATGGATTAAGAATCTTACACGTTGGAGCTAACAGGTGTGTGGCAGTTGAACGCCAACCTTTAGCTTCGTCAACAGACACATGTTCCATTGGACCCGCTAAGTATACTGTACGTTGTCTCATTTGGTTACTGTCTCCAAGTATAGACCTACGTTACCGATAGCATAACCTAGGAAAGCAATGCTTAGACCTGTACTGCCTTTAAAGAACAGGTCAACGCATACAGCTAAGTATACGAGACCGATGATTGCGATTAGTGTTGAACTCATAGTTCCTCTACAATTTTAAGTACATTAGCTGTAAACCAGAGACCGCCTTGTGATTCAGGTCTTTGATGACGTTCAAGATCATTGATAATTACTTTACACCATACACGACCTTTCTTAGATAAGTGTGGAGCAATAGGTTCAGCACATGCATGCCAACCAGGACGATGCTTATAGCCTTTTGTTTTATGATCTTCAGCAAAATACCATACATCAGTATTAAGCTTTTGTTTACGATTAATAAACAGTGGACCATAAGTACCGTCTTTACGTTTACGAAACAGTTTGTACGCTATCATTGTTTACCTCAGTAACGTCAGCCCATGCAGCAAAGTGATACACATCTTTATTTTCATCAAGGCAATAAGAGTACATACCATCGATGTTGATTAGCTTGTATGTTTTATCAAGATTAGGGTGTCTTGCTTCAGGCGGTATTTGGGTGTCACCGACTAGTCTGAAGTGAGAGCCTTTGGGTAGTTTGTATAGTTCCATATTAGATATCAAAGTTTACGTCAACAAGTTCCATTTCATCGGGATCATAACCGATTTCTTCATAGACTTTAGATTCAGCTTCTTCTTCATCAATGGCACAAACCCAGACAGTTCGTGTACGACTTACTTGAAAGCAATATTCGTTCATTGTTTATCCTTTATCCATGTGCAATCAAAACAGAGTTTCATCATATAACGAACAAACCAGTTAGGTTGTTTATCTTTGAGTGGTCGATAGCTAATACCATTACCAGCACTAGCACCGAACATGTAGCATACCCATTCAGATCTTTCAGGTTCTTTAATAAATTCCCATTTATTTTCGTAAACATATTTGAAGTCTTCTGGGTTGTATTCTATGATTGTTGGTTCTATCATTCAACCTCAATGATGTTAGGGTTTTTAACACGTTTAGCACAGGCTAATGCTCGGTGCATGGCGTTGTCACCGATAAATACATCAACAGTTACCCAGTTAACAAGGTACCATTCAGTATACTCAACCCACCAGCTATCTTCACGATAGTCTTCACGGATACGAACTTTCATTCTTCACCTTTCTTGTATGGACGATAGATATACAGAGAACATTGTTTGGCAGTACAGTTGGTTATGTCTGTACGAATACCTCCTACACAGTCATTACAGAAATTCTTAATAGCTTGTAACGGTGAAGTACGTTTTTGAGCTTTTTTTAACTCTTGTTCTTCATTCCATGCTTCAAGGAACTTACCACCTTTCTTTTGTGCATAAGCTTTTTCTTTACGCCACTGTTCAAGAGCTGCTTTTCCCTTGGCTAGTACTTCTGGATTCATCGAGCGTTTCTTTTTGACGGAGTTCATCGTTAAGTTCCATGTTCATTGTTGTACATACTTTAGCGGCTTCATTCTGGAATAGATAGCAGACTGCATCTTCCAGCTTGATATCACGACCTGCTACACAATAGTAGGCTCGATCGTAACCTTGTTTGACGAATACAAAGTATCCGTTTGACTCGGGTTGGTTCATGATACACGTACCTCGAATGTGATGTTTTCTTTAATTGACTCTTCAACAAGTTCTTGAATCATAGACCTGTCGATGTTAGAGCTGATACGATCATCCCAATCGATGTTATCATCATAGTCACAGATATCAAATTCTTCTGACATATATTGCTCGATAGCACTATAGATACGGTCACTTATGATTTCTTCAACTGTTGCGGCAAGCTTGTCATCAAGGTATTTGTCTACGAGAGAGGCAATAGACATGTTTTTACTGGGGTGATATACTTCATCAATTGTTTTAGCAAGAGTGTTGATTAAACAACAGACAGCTGTGTTAACACCCATCTTATCTGAGTTAGACAGTGTACTCATCATACTGTGTAAGTATGAAAAGGATTCATCAAGGTTGTCGTGAGTAGCAAACAGGTGATTACGGTACTCTCTTAATGGATTTTGCATATGGACTTTCAGAGTGAGGAATTTACTTCAACGAATTGAGACACGATATCTTTTAGTACATCTGGATGGATGACATCAATGATATCAGTACCTTTGTGTTTTACTTCGGTTACATAGATATCGTCAGCATAGTCTGGCTCATAACCTCCTTTTTCATCACGGATTTGACAGATACTTCCTACTTCAACTTCGATAGTGCATTCAAAGTCTGCATTATCAGTATAATACCAGTGGTGATATTCACTCATTTCATTACCTGTAGAATTGAACGGATTGTTTTAAGTTCTTTACGAAGCTTACGAGCATAGTCTTTGTAGTGATTAAGCAGTTTGAATGCTGTAATACTGTGAGGCTTAGCTGGATCAGAGTTATTCCAGTGTAATGCTATCATATCTTTACAGAATGACAAGTCACCCTCAAGCTTATGAAGTCTCGTTTTCATTATTATACGGATTGAATGACGGTGTTTTGCGTCTAGCATCAGTAAAGTATCGTTCATGGGTTAGTTCCTCAAAGATTTCCCAGAGTTTATTGAATTTGGCTTCATAGTAGTTAGCTAGTGTTTGTCGATCTATGTCGAACTTTTTTAGATCTTCACACACTTGCCAACATTCCATGATGCATTGCTCTAATTCAAAGCCATCATTACTCATATACGATGACCGTTCATTGCGGCAATAGCTCGTAACAACAGATCTTCTTCAACTTTAGGTGAGTGGAATGTATCTTCAATTACTTCAAATAATCCTTTCTGTGATGGATTCCAGATAGTATCGACTGAGTACTTGTTTACGAAGTACATACAATCTTTTTCTTCGTGGTAATAAACACCGATACCTTGTTCCCAGTTCTTAGCATCGTAGTATTCTGCGGGCACTTCAGTAACAATTTTAACTTCAAATTGGACTTTTGTTGGAAAGAATTCGTTTAGGTTTTTCATTATTTGTCCTTTAGATTGAGTTGATAAATTCGAGGGCTTCTTCAGCTTCGTCACAGAGATATAGTTTATCCATCATTGATTGTTGGATAGCTTCATACTTAGCACGTATTGCTTCACGTTGTTTTATGTTGTCTTCGTGTGCTTTATCAAAGTTTTCAGGGAAAACAAGTACTTCACCTAGATCACGAATACCCCATGTGTTTACGAACTTAGATTCATCAACAAGATCAACGTTATGAGCAAGTAAGAACTTGTAGATTTCTTTTGGATCATGCTTTTTAGAACTAATATAGTCAGGTGTTTCAGCATCACGTTTTTGATTGATCTTTTCAGACAAACGAGAGAGAGCGTAGTTCAGTTGTGTTTTATTGAGTTTCATGAGTTTCTTTCTTTGAGTTCAAATTCTACTACATCAATTAATTCACGCAGGTGATGTGGTTCTGGGTTTGGTTCAGTCATACAAATTAAACCTTCTTTATGTTCATCTGTTAGACCTATCCATTTACGTTTACTGTCGTATATGTATGGTTGTCCTTTCATAGAGTTTTCACGTTCAATACGTTCAAATTCATCATCTTCATCGGATTTAATCATATATACTTTCAAATAAAAATCCCTCATGACAGACCATTTAAGGACTATCACAAGGGATAATTATAATTTAGAGAGATTTTCGTTAGTTACACTAACTCAAAACATTGCTTCTTCAGACGCATCTGTATCAACAGAAGTACCTTCAACATCGAAGTCAACAAAGTTCTCAGATTTACGCTCATAACGAACAAGATCAGTAACTTGAACAGCTACTAACATTGTTGAAATACCAGACTTACTTACTTTACCGTTAGGAAGTTTGATTTCGTATGGTGAGCAGTACACCATAACATTACCGATAGAACCATTACCAATCAACTTTGGATCAAGTTCTTTCTTACCTGCATCTACTACACGAACTTTGGCGGCATCTGTACCATCTTTCTTGAAGGCTTTCTTCTTAAGATTAACAGAGATCTTACCGCCTTCAACAGCTTTAACTTTACCGAACTGAGAGAATTCTTTCTCACGTTTCTTGTCACCTTGAATCTGTAACTCATACTGATCAACACCAAAAGGTGATACAGGTTTATCAAGCTTAGCCCAGAACAAGGCTACGTCTTTGATGATGGTGTTTGTGTTTGCTTGTGTCATGATATTTTCCTATGGATTAATTAATTCAGGTATATTTCTCGCTAGTCGGATCCTAATAGATAATTGTTATCTTAGAATATAAACAAGGAGAATGGAATGTCAGGTGGTAAAGCCCGTAACATTAACTCTCTTGCAAACCTAAAGTTAATTACTTCAGAAACAGCAAGAGAAAATCAAAAGAAATCTACTCAATCAAGAATGTTGAATAAGCAGATCAGAGATGAGTTTAAACTGAATGCTAAGAACTTTCAAGAAGTCATGAAAGACTTACCTCAGTTATCATCACTCGATGTCCTCAGAATGGCTATGCATCAAGCTCTTCAACAAGATAACTTTGAAGATGCTGCTCGATACGCTAACATGGTAGCAGAGTATGAACAACCTAAACTACAGAGGATTGATCAGACTACTACAACCCGTACAGCAGACCTCACAGATGAAGAACTTCAGAGAATTATCTCAGAGGAAGGTCTTGATAGTAAGTCTTGAGAGTATGTCATTAGGTATAGTCTTACAAGTAAGTCTATAAGAGAATGTCTTTAAGGTAATACCTTATTGATGTTCTCTTTTTTATTACCCTTTAATAATATACTTTTATTAAATATATTATATAATACTACTCAGGGACAGTATCCTATTAGGTTCCAGCTAAATAAGTTTATGATTTCATTGAGTTTTCCTTGTTAGTGTGTATAAAACTTCTACTTGATATGGATCATCAAGTGAGTAGAAGGTTAGTTTACTTACATCAACATTTTCATCCATAGATTCTTTGTATCGTCGGATACAATGATTGATGTCTTCACCGAATTCTGTGCAGAAATATTCATCGACACAGATCCATCTTGCTTTAGTTAGTTCATTCATTTGTCTAGTCTCACTTTCTTGACCCATAATAGTTTGCCTTTAAGGAAAGCCTTTTGGATACCTGTGGTATCGTCAAAGACAACGGACACTTCTGACTTTATCTTAGATTTGATTCGTTGGATAAGGTCTGTGTAGATTTGTGCGGCTGAGTGCATAGCGAATACCCTTATGAGTGTATTTAGTATTGCTCTTGTGCATCAACAGTATCGTAGATCATTCTGGCGATGGTTTGTAGACGTTGATGTACTTCTGGGTGGCTTGTTACTTCATCTGGGAGTGTCTGATAGTATGAGAACATGTTGAACATGTCGTTGTGTTCTTGCTGGGTTTCTACGGTGATTGTGATCGTGTAGGGATTGAAGGCTGGTTTGTTTAGTGGATTGCTCTTGATAATCATTACATTACTCCTGTTAAGATTGAATTGGTTTCTTCATTACAGCATGGGCAGAGGAATTTACATACTGTGATTCCACGGTGGTCTGTTAAGGCACTTATGACTTTGACGTCATCGTAGTTGTACTCGTTTATACACTCGGGACATTCTAGGAAGAACGGATCATTTACTTTGTGCATAGTACTCCTTTTGTTCAAAAACAACGAAATTTGTTAGGAAATGTTTAAAAAGAACGTTTAACTTTTCACACACAAAAAATCTCTCAAGAATTCCCCAAGATCTCGCTTGCTTCTCAGCGAAGTGTAGTCTTTTGATTACATTCTTGTGGGAATGTCTTGAGAGTACTGTCTTTAGGTACCGAACTTAGCTTTGTCTGCTAGTTCTTGCCTAGTTTCCAGCTCTTGTTCCTGTGTTCTGTACCATTTTTCCTCTTCTTTCAGGTATCTTCTGTGTTTTACCAGCTGATAGAAGATAGCCTTATCAGTATCTGTGAAGAATTCTATTGCAGACATGGCGTTTGTGACTGCGTCTAGCTCTTCTTCAGAGAGGTCTAGTGAGTACCTACCATAAGAGTGTCTTAAGTATGCCATTTTTAGTTCCCTTCTACTACTTGATCGTAGATTGCTGTGTATTCTATGATGATGCCATTGAGTTCTACCTCATTGACCATGTTTTCCAGCACACTTTTGTTGTTTGCTGTTGCATAGATGAGTGTTTCTCCTGTTGTGTCTGGAGAGAGTATAGCTTTACAGCCAAACTCGTGTAGTGACTCGATGACTTCCTCTGTTGTACAGTGAAAGTGTCTTGCCTTGAGTGGGTTTAAGAGTAAATACTTGGTTGTCATGAGGTTTCTCCTTAAGCTTCTACGATTTCATTGAACCAGTTAGCTGAAGACCAGCCAGCTGTAACACCGAACCTTACTTGTTTGCCGATTAAGCTACGAGCAATCTTATATTGCTTACGAGCATGTTCAACATCACGAGTAATAGACAGTTTACGTACGACATCATTACTATCTACTGCATAAAGGTATCTATTAGACGAATCTGTATAGATTGCCATAAGAGTAGATGCTTCCATTGTGAATGAAGCAGTTGTTGTGTCGCCTTTAGTAGCGTATCCGAATGTCAAGGTAGTCATATTATATCCTTTGGTAATGACTGTTAATGAAATCTTGGTACTTACCCCAAGTGGTCTCTCCGTAAGCCCGAGAAGAGCAGATAGTTACACGTGGATTACGTGTACAGTAACTTGTTCAGGATGAAACTTGCGTTGCAGTTCTTCTGCTGAATACAAGATATCAACAAGGTTACCTGTTTCATTGCTATATACTAAAAAGTACATATTAATCTCCTTCAACAATTTCTCTAGCCAAGTCATAGAATTGAAAACCAGCACACATACCTGAAAAGATAAGCAGCAGTACATGCAACATACCATAGTCAGCTTGGTACTGGATTTTATCAACAGCATACAGCATGCCGTTAGACCACAAAAGAATGTAAACAAGGTGGAACACTTTAGACATATTAATCTCCCTGAGTTATGTCATACAGAGCAAGATCGCTCTCCATTGGGTTATGATACCCAATAGGCAGAGATCTCAAACGTTAATTGTTGAGAGCACAGTCTGTAAGGAATTATATCTTGTTTTGCTAACACGAACATCAGCAACAAAGACATAGTCCTCATCGTACTCTTCACCAAGCTCTTTGAAGGCAAAAGCTTTGATAATGTTCCAAGCAGGAACAGCATCAGGAGTTAAAGTACCAGAGACAGTAGCAACACCAGTGTAACAACAAACACCAACATGAACACTACCAGTCACAGACAAACGAGAAAGCAAAGCCACAGCACCACCGAAGGTGTCGCAAGAGGAAGAGAAAGCAAGAGAGAAACGAACAACGGACATAACAGACTCCAAAGAGCGCAACAAAGAAAGCCGACAAGCACCGCGCCAAACACGAGCCGACCGAGAGGAAGCGGGACCACCACCGAGCAGACCAGCACCCCGAGAACAGGGGGGCAGGGAAAACCAGGAGGGGCGAACCCAAACAACACTTGATTCTTTTTAACACACACAAAGACTTCTCCCCACGACATTCTCCAAAGACATTTTCCCAAAGACCCCCTCCATAAAGGTAGGGGCTACCCAAAAACGTATACAAAAGATTACATTTCAAAAATTATACCAAATATTTTTCCAAATAAATCAATCAGTACAGGCTCGCAGAGACTGCTCGCTAGTCGGTACATAATAGAGAAAACTTTTTATTACATCTAAACATATGACCAAAACACACAGGGGCGCAGACACTGCACCTAACAATTCTGATAAGCTAGAGGCTCTGAGGGAATTAAAAAAGCGTGAGAAATTAAACGCTTATAAGAATAATTTCGAATTATTCGCCAAAGAACAAATTAAAATCTTACCCAAGGACTCCTCCAAGGGATTCCAATTTTTTGAATTCAACGAAGCTCAAAAGATTGTAAATGAAGCTCTTGAGAAACAACTCAAAGAGACGGGGAGAGTGAGAGCTATTATTCTTAAAGCTCGACAGATGGGATTAAGTACATACACAACAGGACGTGTATTCTGGAAGAGTTACTTTAATGCTTACAACAAGTCAGTAGTTATGGCTCATGATGCGGCTACTAGTGATGCATTGTTTAGTATGTCCAGAAATACAATCTACAATATGTCTGATACCTTCAGACCAGTATTGAAGAAGTCTAATGCGAAAGAGATTATGTTTGAGCATAATGATTCAGGGTATCGGTTATACACAGCTGGTGCTCCTGAGGCAGGTAGGGGAACGACTCCTACTATTGCTCATTTGTCTGAAGTTGCCTTTTGGGGGCATGATGAAAAGATTTTGGCAGGATTGTTTCAGGGTATTTCCCAAGCGGAAGGTACCGAAGTAATTCTTGAGAGTACAGCTAATGGTGTAGGTAACTCATTTCACAGGTTATGGCAGGGAGCTGTAAAGGGTGAGAATGAGTATATCGCTATCTTTGTTCCATGGTACCTGATGTCAGAGTACCGTAGGAAGGCTCCTGAGGGGTTTGAGAAAACAACAGATGAAGAAGTCTTAGTAACCAGATATAACTTAGACGATGATCAGTTATACTGGAGAAGGTTAAAGATTGCTGAGGGTGGTGAGGATAAGTTCAGACAGGAATACCCTGCGACACCTGAGGAAGCATTTATTGTATCAGGCTCTAATGTATTTAACATTGAAAAACTAAGTAAGTTAGTTCCTCAACCTATATTAGCTAAGAGAGAATTTAACTTTGAATCCTCTATGATGGAGGATTTAAGGGATGGGTCGATTGAGATATTCAAATATCCTACTTTTGAAGATGCCTTTGCTATCGGTGCTGATGTTAGTTTGGGTGTTGGGAAGGATTATTCTACAGCCGTGGTTATCAATGCCAACAGGGAAGTGTGCGCTGTTTATCGCAGTAACACGATTGATCCTAGTCAGTTTGGTGATCTATTATTTTATTTAGGAAGGTACTATAATAATGCCTTGTTAGCGGTAGAATCCAACAGTATGGGTATTGCCACATTAAATAGGCTTACCCAGATGGGTTATGTTAACATGTACTATCAAACTAAGATGGCGAATGTATCTAAAGAAGAAGGTACAAGGATTGGTTGGAGAACAACCTCAGCCTCTAAGCCAGCCATTATTGGTTTTCTTAAGAATGCTATTGAACAGGAAGATATTTGGATTCCATCTAGGGTTATTATCGGTGAGTTGATGAACTATGTTGCAGACGACTCAGGTAAGACAAACGCTATTGTTGGACAGAATGATGATACGGTTATTGCCCTTGCTATTGCCCTTGAAGTTATCAGGACTCATGGAGATAGGTTGACAAACACAACAGTATCTTTTAAACATAAGATAGGTAGCTATCAACCAGTAGAAACTACATGGATATAGGAGAATATTATGGCAACTAAACAAGGTTTATACGACAATATCCATGCAAAACGTAAACGGATTGCTGAGGGTTCCGGAGAGAAAATGCGTAAGGTAAATTCTAAGGGTGCTCCAACGGATAAGAGTTTTAAAGAGTCTGCTAAGACTGCTAAAAAGGGAAAATAGTATGGCTGAAAAAGATTCAAGGCTAACAAGAGCTGGTGTATCAGGTTTTAATAAACCTAAGAGAACGCCTAGTCACCCCACTAAGAGTCACATTGTAGTGGCTAAGAGTGGTGATACTATTAAGACCATCAGGTTTGGTGCTCAGGGTGCAGTAGGCAGTCCTGACGGTTCCAAGCGTAATGAGGCTTTCAAAGCTCGTCATGCATCCAATATTGCCAAAGGACCACTGTCTGCGGCATATTGGGCTAACAAAGTTAAATGGTGATATATGGCACAACTAAATGTACCTTTGACAGGTAAAGAAAAAGAACAATTTAAGAGCTTGCTTAAGCCCCAACAGGGCGGTCGGCTATTGAATCCACAGGAAAAAATCGGTAATAAAATCCCAAAAGATTTTAATCCTCGAAAGAGTTAGTCCTTGTGTCCTAAGAGAAGTTTACTTCTACTTTGTTGGCTACTAGCAGGGTGATTAAGAAATTAGTAGCACCATACAAGTCTTGTTGTAGACTTTGATTGAATGAATGTATGACCAAGAAAGGTTTACAATGAGTGATACCAGTAGAGATATTATCCGCTTTGTGGATAGATATAAAGATCCAGTAGGAGATAATGAACTCCTAGCTATGATCGAACAGGGTGTAATGAACTCTGTTGGTGACTTCTTGAATAGTTCCGACCTAGCTCGTGAACGACAGAAAGCCACATACGAATACGGCATGATGCCAATGTTCCACCTTGTTCCCCAAGGAGCTTCACAGATTGTCTCTTCAGACACTGTAGAAGCAATTGAAGGATACACAGCTATTCTTGCTGAACTTATGTTTAACAACAATAAGATTGCAAGGTTTATTCCCGCAGGAAGTTCTCCTAAGGCTTTCCATGATGCCAAAGTAGCTTCTGACCTTACTAACTATGCTATTTTTAAACAGAATCCTGGTTGGGAAGTGTTGAATACATGGGTTAAGTCTGCTCTTTTGTGGAAGAACAGTATTGTCCGATGGGAATATATTGAAGATTTTGACTATCAGTTTGAAGAGTTTGACTCTATCAGCCAAGAGAATCTGGATCTTTTGTTAGCTGAAGATAATGTAGAGATCATTGGTGATCTACAATATGAACAAGAATTAGATACAGACGAAGAAGGTAATGCTGTCTACAAGATGGTATACAAGAATGTTCGTCTACAAAGAAAACATAACAAGACACGAGTCTTGATTAAGAACGTACACCCAGAATGTTTCCGTATTACACGGGATGCGCACTCACTTGATGATGCCGCATTTGTGGGTATTCAGATCGATATGACTCGTTCTGAAGTTAGAAAGTTTTTCCCTGACATAGCAGAGAATATTGACTGGGACGCCATTGGAGACGGTAGCTACGATTGGGCTACCAAGTACACCGAAGAGCAAGCTGCTCGTAAGCGTCTGGTTGGTGAAGAGTACTGGCTTGGGGGAAATTCACGGGAGCTATTCCCGTCTGAAGCTAATCGACAACTCACTGTTATTGAGTGTTGGTTACGTGTAGACCGTGATGGAGACGGTATTGCTGAACTCAAGCACTTTATTATTGCTGGTTCAACAATTCTTCTTGAAGAAGACTGTGATATGATTCCATTGGCGACTCTTTGTCCCTTTGAAGTTCCTCACGAGTTCTTCGGTTTGTCTGTGGCTGATATGATTCGCCCGACAACCCTTGCCTCAACCGCTATTATGCGGGGCTTTATTGAGAATGTTTACTTAACTAACTATTCTCCTAAGCTTGCTGACCCTAATGTTGTAGACTTTAGTGCTCTACAAAACATGAAGCCTAAGCAGATTATTGCAACTAATGGTAATCCTAACGGAGCTGTAGCTGCACTAACACCAGACACTATTAGTACTGGTACTGTACCTGTTCTTGAGTTGTTACAACTACATAAAGAACAAGCTACTGGTTTGTCTAAGGCGGCTCAGGGTCTGAATGATACACTATACGTATCAGGTAATTCAGAAGAAAAGATGCAGAGAGCTATGTCTGCAGCACAAGTACGTATCCAGTTTATGGCACGTAGGTTTGCTGAAACAGGCTTTAAGCGTTTGTGTGAGGGTATCTACAAGACAATGCGGGATAAACTCCGTGGTCAAGAAGTTGGATACTATGATCAGAATGACTTGTTTAAGTCAGTTGATCCAGGCACACTACCAAGTAACCTTATGCTTTATGTTGATGTTGATGTTGGTGAAAACAGTAACAGCAATATCATGAAGAAGATGAATACTGTAGGACAACAGATTATTCCGGCACTGCAACAAGCAGGAGCTGGTGGAGCTGTTAACCCACAAGCTGCAGTAACAATTGCATGCAAAGCACTTGAGTCTATGGATCTTGATCCTTTAGACTACCTTGTTGACTACACTGATCCTAAGTTTATTGAACAAGCTCAAAAGTCAAGAGAAGCTGAAATGCAGGCTGCAGAGAAACAAAGACAACTTGAAGAACAAGTTAAGATGATTGACATAGCACAGAGGCAAGCAACTCTTGACCTTACTAATGTACAAGCTAAAAATGCCATGCAGGATAACACCAAACAACTTATGGTTTCTTTGGATAAAAGTTATCAAGAGTGGAGTAAGCTTTATATTCAGGCGGCTAAAGAAGGTGTTGAACTACCTCCTAAGCCTGATGTTAAAGAACTCCTTGCTATGGCTAAGGCTTTCATCGATGCTGACTCGCATAATGATGCAAGTAAACCTCAAGGTAGTCAAGAGCCAC